ATAAATCTCACTCTCGTTTTTTTTGATATCAAAATCATCTGTTTCAAAATCTTCCTCGTACTCAAAATGATCAGCCATTTTTAACTCCTCTGGATAAATTAAATCACAAATTTTTGTATTATAAATAACCGCATAAGCCAAATTATTTGAGATTAATAAAACATCACCAACTTCAATATCAACAAGACTTCTGTAACATGTTTTACTAAATCCAATTACAAAATGAATGGACCAATATAATGATTTTTTGTCTAACACTGGAGCGTTTCCGTATTGGCAGACTGTGACTTTATCTAACCAAAGATTCAATTCCCCTGTTCATATTCTTATTAGTGGTTGAGCAGGGCTCAATACTCCATCAAATACTTTACCTACGTGCAAACGATTATATTTTAGTTCAGGATGCTTTAGATTTAACGGGGAACTGGATAAACTGAGCCATTCCCCTATTAACCTTTCCGTTTCTGGCATTAAAGCCATCCCAGCGAGCTCAGATGAAATTAAGGGAAATATTTCTCCAAGCAATACCCATCCAGACCAGCTGCCACTCTCTTCTGCTATCGGTAACCATTTAGCACTAAATTCGGGCATTAATAATGCAACATCTTCGCCATTTTCTTTCCAATTTTGAAAAGTGGTTTCAAACGTATGAGTGTTTCGATTTACTTTCCTCAGACCGAACATTAACTTTCATCCTTCTGATCGTTTTCGAATTTGCTTTCATTTTCTTGCTCCTCATAAGGCTGATGTCGTTGTCCTTGTCGTTCATCTTGCTCAGTCAATACCCAACGTTGTGCTGTAACTCATTATGAAAACTATTTAATTCCCTCATCATTGATAAGGTTGGACATCTCTTTCAACATGAGAGTCATTGAAGCTTTCGACCAATTTAGCGGAATGATAGGGCTTGGCGCTTCATGCAAAGTTCCCGACTTGTGGATATAGTTATAGCTTTCGGGAAGTGCCATTTCAGGTACACTCCTGCCATTTGCACCAATCATATTCTCGCCTGTTATTTGGGCCAATGATCTATTCATAAATTGCACTGAGTCATTCAAATACTCTTCCTTTCTTGATTCTTTATAAACAATTGCTGCTGATTTTGCATACCATGAGTCAAAAAACCATTCTGCTTCTGTTGATGGAATGAAGCTCTTTTCTCTTTTCGCATGTGAATTTTGATCGGTATCGGTTTTAATATCATTGAACCAAAAATTTGCCGACTGATAATTATCCTTCTCGTATCTTTTTATACCATACGGACCTGCTAGTTTTTTAACTATTTTTAGAACCTGCTCTTTTCTTCTGGTGTTTATCTTTGCAAGATTTGCAGGATAAATAACATTAAGTAAAGCCGCATCGGCTTCTCTGTAATGTTTATCTTTTTCCAGATAACCTGGGGATTCTCCCCCTAAATCAAGCTGTAACGTTATTCTTTCATAACCTTTATCTATGAGGTGGTTCAACCTCGTTGTTGAAAGAGGTTCATCCAGTTCATTGGCTTTAGCTTCGCGTAGTAAATCAGAGACAAAAACAGAGTCTTTCTTCGAGAGTAAGTTCGACAAACGTTCCAGTCCAGAGGTCACCAGTGCAACGGAAGATGTGTTTAATCGGGCATCTTCTTCCCATGCTCCGGAATCTTCCATAACATAGAAATTGGCTTTATCCAGATAAGCAATCAGCAGCGCAACCGATTTTAATCGGTCACCTTTTTGCCAATCTTCAGCGTTAATTGTATCAGTGTCGATTGCTTGTATAAGGAGATCAAGATAAAGACCTAACGCATCATTTTGTTTATGGTTCCACAGCTGCGGCTTGCCTTCTTCCTGCACATCTGCCATCACGGGGGAGTTGCTGTCAAATCGGATATGCACAACATTCATTTGCCCGGGAACTCCATCCAGTCGTTTGGGGTTGCTAATGACGTCCTGCATTCGCTTAATCTGGTCGGGCGTAGACATATAATCCCACAGGGTGAGCAGAACCTTTTTTGCGGCTACACTATTTCCCTGATCTGATACTAATGCCATATAGCCCCATAAACTATCCCTCAGCCAGACAGCATCATAGTGGGTTTCTGCCGCTGTTTTGTCATCTTCGAAAGTAGAAGCAAGAATAAACGTTCCCCAGGGTTTCTCCGTCAACGTTAACTTTCGTGTGTTTTCTGTTAATGTTAGCAATCCTTGAATTTCGTCTTTGGTATAGTGGCTCTTTATTTCATTTTGTAATTTGGCTGAGTGAATCAAAAGACGATAATTAGGATACTTATCTGGATTTAACGATAAATAACTTTTATCTGTTGCTGCCCCCGTGGAATTAAGAATGTTAAATACAGATTCACTCGTCACTTCTGCCCCTGTCGCCTGGCATGTGCCGCACGAAAATATACCAGCGAGCAGAAGAGTTAATGCAGATTTCCCTTTCATAAAATATTCCATCAATCGTTTGTTAAAAGCGTAGATAACCACTTATTTAACAACTTGAAAATAAGGTGTTTTACCTGGGTTGTTACAAAAGGATTGCATTGCGTAAACGCTTTTTATTTACAACAAAATGGGGAAGTATTACGGCGATTGCGAAAAGTCTGAAGCGATTGAATTAAGATAATATAGAAAATCAGATACAGCAAAAATGGCAGATTGATCAGGTGAAGATAAATTGGAGCGGCGAAGGGAACAACACAACAAGCCACAAGACCAGTAATAAAGGCGCATTCGCGAGTTCTAAAATAAATTCTATACACATTTCTATACACATTTATCACTCGCTTGGGGATTACACATCCCCTGTTAACCGTGATCAAGCTGGTGGATGATCACGGATAAACCGATATGGGAATCCCCATATCGGCATCGCGTAGTTAATCGTAGTGGCTACCGTAGTAGCCTCCGTAGTTGAGTAGCAGGATGTAACCTGCCAGGAAGGAAATGATCGTGACTCGCCGTGACATGGCGTGATTAATCGTGACACCAAACAAAAATCCTTACCCGTAGGCTTAATGTAAGGCTTGGCTGTAGCCTTACCGAACGCGCCGCTCACCGTCGCGGCCTGTCCGGTTTCCGCCACTGATACGGCCTCACATCATCATGCTGGTGGCGCTCCTGTTGCAGCACAACGGAAACAGGCGCTGAACACCTGTTAATTTTGCTTGCTGGTTGTTTGATTCCGGCAATGCTGCGGATCATCTCCAGCAAATCGGCTTCGGTGATGGTCATGATTTACACCTTAGGAAATCTTAGGGGGCTGGTTGACACTTTCCGGCTTAAGACCTTAATAAATCTTAATATCGTAGGTTGACACACTTGACACTTTTTCGGGAAAAACCTTAACAAAACTTAACCATCCCTGGCATTTCTAAGCATGGCAACTTGACACTTTTCGCTATTTTTTCGGCTTTTTGACGTGGTAAATCTGGCGAAAGGCCAGTAATGGCGTGGCTTACAGCGAGGTTGACACTTTTTCGCGTTCAGAGTGTAAAGTGTCAACCTGGCAAGCTGCTCAACTTGACACTTTTTGAGGTCATTGATGGCCTGATTTTTCCCACTCAGCCAGGGCGTTTAGTCCGGCTTCACTCCAGTTATCCAGCTCATCGGGACAATCACCTGCAACATAGCAGAGCTCACAACGCAGCATACGAATTGCCAGCCTGGCATTTTCCCGAAAATCATACTGCTCAAAGTAATATTGCCCAGCATAATCCTCAAGGCAGATAGCACCATCATCAAGAAATTGCACTTCACAGCATAATTCCCCGGCTGCATCCTGCACACGCTGCTGTATGTCATCGTCCGTTACTGGTGCAGGGATTTTACCGTCTCTGGCCTTAACTGCTTTCCAGAACTCGCCCCACGTCATTTCCAGCGTTCTCTCTGGCCACATTTCAGAAACGGGGTTTTTTCCCTGTGCTGGTGGGCTGTTCCGCTGCTCTGTCGCTTCCACATCAATTTTTTTGCCAGACATGATCACTTCGCCTTTCTCGATCCAGTCGTAAACTGTCTGGCGGCTTACGCCTTTGTGTTTGGCATATTCTGCCTTGCTCATCAGCATTATGACTCACCCTTCTTTTTCCAGTTGAGCCAGCCGCCCGGATATTTCTTCCAGTTTTTCCAGGGCTGGCTTGCAGGCCGCATCAATAACATCCCGGACCATTCCGGCAAGCTGCTCTTCTGCTGTCGGCGTTGTTACTTCCACACCCGATGGTTTCCCTCCCTTATCCCATACACCCAGCGGTACGAGGGCAACGTGATCGATAAGAAATGGCGTACCCTCAATGACAAAATTGTCCTCGCCCATTACATCAGGAACTTCTGCCCCACCGGACGCACCACAAAACACAACCGACGGGCTGGTGGATACCTCCCCCCGGGCTTTCTGGATGTAATCGATGATTTCCTGCCCGTAAATCCGGCATACGCCCCACACCTCGTCATCGCGAATATACGGCAACATAACGGTGCCAATAATGCGCGACCGTTCGCCCACGTCTTCAATGGTTTTGCCTTCGGGATGGTCGATAATGACGGGTACTCCGGCGCAACGTTCCAGGAACTGCGGATTGAGATAAGTTTGCGGTGAACGCCAGACAAATTCTTTTTCTTCGGCGCGGTAGGCCATTCCGGTTCCTGTGATACGCAGGTTAACCAGCCACATGTTGGAGAACTGATAAGGCGACGGTAGCTGACCGTCCCGAATCTGCTTCGCCGCCTCAATTTCTGTTAAAAGCATAATGTTATCCGGTTATAAGCAATAAGCCCCGCCAAATCCGGCAGGGCTGAACTCAGCACGTTTTTCATGCCCCCGCGAGGCTTGCAGTGTTAATTTTGACCAGGCGACGGGGAGGGATTTTGAAGGCGTTCAGCCAGACGTTCGGATCGCCCTGATATTCAGTAATACGACGACCAGCTTCATCCATTCTTACGGTTTTACCCAAATGGCCCGGCGTGTTTTCCACGGCCCACTGAGCACTTTCCTGAGCAGCCTTGTAAATCTGATCTTCCAGCACCGCCAGCGTTGCAGAATCTGAAACGGAACGAATATCCACATCACTGAATTTTTTAGCCAGCTTCTGTGCGCCAATTAATGCACGCTTGCGGTAATCCATCGACTTTTCACCAGCAAACGGGGCCGGAGCTCGACGGCCCATATTGCTGTATGCGGAATCCGCTTTAGCCTGGGCTTCTGCCAGTGAGGATTCATCTTCGACTGACGCGACGATGTTTTGATTAGCGTTATCCTCTTTTATGAAATCCTGTGCGGGGATCGCATTCAGAATTTCGATAATCTCCTGCGGAGTGCTGCCCTGCGACTCTGACAGAGCGTTAACCACCTCCATCAGTTTTAATCGCAAATCTTCTTTGCTTGCTGGCATTTTTACCACCTCTCTTTTTTCACCAAAAAATCACGACCATCAGGCCGGACGTTCTACGGGATAAAGCGCCCGCTGCATTAAACGCCGGGCGACCTCATGAATGCTCGGAGCAATCCCCAGCGGAGAATTGCGGCGTTCCTCGTCCTGGATGCGCTGTAATGCTTCAATCTGATCACGAGCGAGTAAAACGGGTTTCACGCTGGCTTTTCTCATAGTCATATCTCCTGAACAAAACAATGATTATGATTGCACAAACTGAAATGACGATCTACATCGTTGCAATTTATGAAACGATAACGCATGATGATCGCGTTCTTCCCATTGACTTCAATCACCTGAAAAACAAAGCCCGCAACACTTCTGGCTGCGGGCTTTTTACTGGCACAAAAAAGCCGGGAAAAATCCCGGCCTCCGTCACTGACTGCAATTTTTCGATCCAGGGTATTTCCTGAATGCCTTACCATTGGGCTGATGTAATCCCATCCCGGCATGTGCCCGGCTGATGGTTTCGCGCATCTCCCCGAAATTATCCTGCCGTGCTGGTGGGCGTGCTGCCTTGCGGATACATTCCGCGCGACGTTTTGCCGCCTGTTCCCGTGCCTTGTCATCATTCGCCAGCATGATGACCTCAGCCCACCGCGCCGCCGCTCTCCGGTACAGACCACGCGCTTCCAGTGCTTCCGCTTTGCTGTCGTGAATCATGCGCCTGTTTTCTCCCTGGCTGCCCGGCGCTGACGTTTGCGCTTCTCATTCAGCGCTACCAGCCGCGTTTCTGCGTCCTGTTGTTCCTGTGGTGTCACCTCGCCGCACGGCTGGCCTTTCAGGTCGTAGCGTACCCCACCAGCCATTAAGGCGCGGTAATAGCGCGGACACTGCGCATAAGATGCCAGCGTCGCACGTAATGCCCCTGGCCCGAATGCCAGCCCCCTGACGGCGAGATCCTGCATCAGGTCGTCGAATATCCCCACCTTAAGCGGCTTCGGTGCTTCCCGGCTGAATAATTCAGGCCACAACTCAGTGAGGCGGTTAACGCGCCTGCGGTTTTTGCGCTGGCGCTTGGTCATATGCCGCCACGGTGTCGCCCCTGTGGGCTTCTGCTGCGCTTTCTGGTTACCGGGCATCACTTTATGCGCCGACGTGGTTTTATCCTGCTCCTGTGCCGCCTGCGTCGTTTTCTGCGGCGTGCCATAAATGCCTTTCGGTTTTCTGTTAATGGTCAGCTTAGTCATGCTTTGCCCCATCGTTTTTACTGATTATTTCATGCCCGGAACTTTCATCTACCGGATACCACGCAAATGATCCAGGTTCATCAGAAAGAATGAATTTTGTGTTTGGCAAATACATGCATTCGTAAAAACCATCTTCCTGATGATACGGTGCCATTCCATACTCACCAGTAAGAATCGGTAATATTTCAGAATAAATTTCTGAATCACCAGAATAAAACACATCACAAATCGCCCATGCTGCAATCGGACTATACCAGTCGTTGCCATTATCATTCCTGAATTTTGCCCACCAACCCTGAACCGCTGGCGAAATATTTTTGGGTATAGCTTCAAGAAACATACAACCCCCTTTGCAACTCTATTTCTATAATTTCGTGATAAAAATTCCAATTATTCACACTATTCCATTTTGATTGTGAACAGTCGTGAATAGTTAGTGAACAGTTTTTTAATAACTGTTCACTATGTTTTTTAGTTTAAAATCATATGGTTATTTTGTTTCAGTGAACAGTTGAACAGTTACCCCCTATAGAATTTAATTTGCAGTGAAAATGATTCACTGTTACAAGTTACAATGCGTTTTAAAAGTTTTAGCCGAAACTGTTCACGGCGTTCATTTCGTCGATGAATCCAGTAATGACGCAGCTTTTAGAGGTGAACACTACTGTTCACCACTGTTCACCACTGTTCACTTTTCATGGATTTTTGGCACAGCGGGTAACCATTCATTAGCACTGTCAGCCAGCTCCATGTTGTAGCGCATTCCGACATTGGTCTTTGCCTTCTTATACTCAGCCCCATATTCTTTCATCACTTTTGGGAAATCTTTGCCAAAATTAGTTAGATTTAATGGCTTATCGAAACCATAAGCATCCATATATGCAAGATATGCATGGTAAAGATAAATTCGAGGGGCTCTTGGATATATATTCAGGTTTCCCATGAACATTCCTACAGCTTCACCAAGTTCGACAATATGGTTACAAAAAGCATATAGCGGATCAGTATGGCGTTTTACTTCCATTGCTTCTTCACCATCACGTTGCTCGAGCAGTAATGTTCTTGCTTTTTCGGGATCTGAAAAATTTACCAACAGCCTACGGACTATTACCGGAATTTCCGCTGCAATTTTTTTGGGTAAACATGTGTCCTTGTTTTCTTCCGCTATCGGATTATTGAACTGAAAAATAACCCTACGGCGTGAAATACCTCCCGCTCTTTCTGTAAAAACCATCGGTTTATTATTTGTTATCAAAACAACTGAGCGTAAGACAGTGGTGTATCTTTTTTCATATTTCGGGTTAATTTGCAGAGGATCCCCACCTGTTATAGCTTTAATACCATTACCTTCACCAAAATATTTAGGTTGGTCCGGTAAAATAATCAGACTTTTACCAACTAGTTGCTCACGTCCACCAGCATCATCTAACGCTTTCATATCACTGCCTGCGGTGTTCTGCTCACCCGCCAACATTCTGGCAATTTGAGTAAACATACTTTTACCACTTCCACCTTCGCCAGTTGCTTCAATGAATAATTGCCAGTCGTAGCGATTAGCCAAAACCATAAACAGAGCAGCACATATCCGCTTCATCTTTGATGAATCGTATCCTGCTGCATGTGACAGCCAACGATGAAAATGGGGCGCATGGTCATGAATATTTTCACCAGGCGCAGGTGGCGTATAATAAATTCCATTATGCGAAGTGATCCAGTGCTCTGGTGAATGAGGTAAAAATCTACCACTTGTTATGTCATAAACTCCATTTTCAAAAGGTATTATGGTGTCACTCTGTTCTCTCATTACGGGTACAGATATTTTTAAAGCATCAACCGCATTACTAATTGCCCGCTTACTGAAATTTGTCTTGTTTTTTTCGTAAATTGATACCATTTTACGACTCAACTCCATATCAGATATTTTTTCCCACACTCCAGAACAGTATGCATAAGCAAAATTGTTACCAGGGTGAACAGCTATTTCCTCAAAGCATTCAGCCAAAAGTGAAGCTCGCTCGTTATCCGCCATTCTGGAAAGAGAGATTTTGTGTTTTTTCTCAGTCCTTCCTGACAGAATATCCCCGCGCTCTGCCTGTTCGCGGATCCGTTGCAGGTAATCGCGCCAGTTCTCCGGTTCCCGGTCGGTGATGCCTTTGTATAATTTCGCCTCCTGTACGCCAGCCAGCGCCAGCTTTTCAGCGATAGCATTGATCTGGATTGGTTCGATCTCCCCCGCGAGATAGACACGCGCAAAGCGGCGTTTCTCGTCAATAATGCGGATATTCGCCAGGTCTGCCAGTTGCTTTGGCCCCAGGTAAACAGGTGGTACGTTATCGCCGTGTTTTCGTCCTTCGCTTTCAATCCAGTGTTGAGCATGGGAGTAAGCGTCCGTCCCGGCAAAAATGATTACCTCGGTGAATTTATCCTTCGGCTGATATTTTAAATTCGGTGCGTTTTTCACTTCTTACCTCCCGCAACCAACATTGCCCGGATTTTTTTAATATTCGTGGCTGCACGTCTCGCCACCGCCTGTTGTTTGTTTTCCACCAGAATAAAATCACGCTCAAACTGACGGCGCGGCATTACGCAGTCATATTCGTAAGCCTCACGGCGGTAGGTGATATTGCCTGGCGTAACGTGACGAATAACCACTCGTCCCCCACGTCTGGTGTCGCGGTAAATATCTCCGTGTCTGATTTCAGGCCGAGCGGGGCCGCTGGCAGTAAAGCCAGAATTTTTCTTTTTCATGGTTTTATTTTCCTGTCAGCAGTTCCGGTTTTATTTCCGCACGAATACAGAGTTCAGAAAAAAATTCAGGAGAACCAACAATCTCATTACTTTTCAGTCGGCATTGTGATTTCACTTTTCCTTTATCCAGGTAAACCAGTATGCGTCCGGTGAAATCATCTGGCGCACTCAGGGTAATTGTCATTGTTGCTTGCTGATTATCCATGATTCACCCCCTGAATAACCTGATAACCGCAACTGGTCAGCAATTCGATAAATTCCGGCAATGTGCCGAAACAGTAATCATCACGCAGACGTTCGCGGGATACTTCAACGCCGTTTTCGTAGTGACTCACCATGCGTCCGGTAAAATGCAGATCATCATCGTGATGGCACGTTAACGGCTTAATCAGTCGCGCACGTTCTGCCAGTTCCAGCAATGCTTCAACGCTTCCGGCAATTGCACCATCCGGCAGGTTGTAATTACGCACTATGCGCCCGTTCTCCACATGGACCAGTAGCTGCCCGGTAAATTTCTCGTCAAACTGAATGCGGTTAAGGTCGGTAAGTGACAGGTTAATCATGGCGTACCTCCTGACGAATACGGGCGGCGAATACCATCACGCAGCCATCAGGAGATTGCTGGCGTGCTTCCTGTTCGCTGGTGGCCTCGATGTGAATCACGCGCGGTTGTGCCGTGCTCAGAGCGATAAAACGCCAGATGTATTTATTCAGGTTGTGCGAGTCCCGCCCTTGCGGGTGTGTGGTATGATTTCTCATAGCTACCTCGATAATCTTGCTATCGTTGGTGGTTAGAAGCTCTGCGAGTGGTAACGACACTTGCGGGGCTTTGCCTTTAAGGTGCAAGTCACCTTTGAGGGTTATGCTACTTTTAGGTGACTTGCACTTCAAGCCTTTTTTTATTTTTTTTTCTACGTATACTGAACGCCACCTAACAGTAAGGAGGCCAGTAATGCCAACGGGTACAACCAACAACAAATCACAACAAAAAACGGCTAGAATCCCTCTAGAAGTTTTAAGCGAAATGAATTTGGTCAAAGAGGAAAACGAAACAGACGCGCAGTTTATCGTTACAGCCATGCGTGGCGAGATCAAACGCCGCCAGCGCCGCAAGGCCAAAGAACAGGAGTAACCATCACCAGCGCCGTGGTGTGAGGAACTACGGTGCATCGTTTTACAGGGCAGCGCCATGACCAACAAAGAATCAACCAAAACACCATCACCAACTCGTAAGAGACGACGCAAAAATATAGCGCATGAACATGAATCAGAAAGATTCGCACCTTGTTCGTTTGCTCTTGAGAAATTCCTTAAAGAGCACAGGAAAAAGCTCTCGTTGCAAACCTTGGAACGAACCAAATCTGACTGATCACATTGCCCACCAGCCGCAAATGTGGCATTGTTGGTGATGCGTTCAAGTATGTAGCTTTTCCACTGGCGGCTCTCTGCGGTCGCCTTTGTTTTATCCAGAACGAAATCAGACATCAGATTGATCAGCACCTGGCGACCTGACAAAATCGCATCAGTCGCGCCACCAGCAAAATTTTTTGCTTTCCGGACAGCGTGGCCAACGATATTTTGCAGCAAAATATTCTGCATTTCTGGCGTGCTGTGGCGACGGTGATCAGCGCCTTCACATTGAACGAACTTGTCGCTAAAATTCACCCACATAGCAAACATCGCGGTGCTGTAGGTAATTCGTTCACAAAGGCGCTCCGGCAACGGGGCGCTTTCTCTTTTTGTAACGGTCAGAGCGTTACACATGGCTGTTTTCCTCCATGCGACGGGCTAACCAACGCTGCGAAAGACGAATTAATTCAGCCTTCCGCTGGTGGTAGTCCTGGCCTAACTCAATCAGCGTGATATTGCTCTGCTCAAGGTAAGAAAGGTGCTCAAGCTGCAACGTGCTCATGTGGTCGCGTGGTTCGCCTGTAATGCCGTTCGCCAGTGCCCACTGTTTTGCAGTCATGCCACCCAGCACGATACGCGCCAGCATGTTCGCTTCCGTGGTGTAGTGGTGCTGGAGTGTGTTTTTACCCAGTTCAGCCCGGTACGCCTCCAGCGCGGCACACATTGGCTTAAAGTAGCTGGCAACTGTGATACGGGCTTTCAGTTCCCGGCGTAACGCTGCGGAACGCACTGGCGCTACCTTGTGTAGCTCCTCCTCGCATTTGATAAAGTACTGGCGAACGGCGCGGCCCTGTTCGGTACGTTCGACCATCGCCAGTTCTTTCGCCATGTTCGTGGAGATCAAATAGTCTTCACTGCGACGATCACCGCCGCGCTTTGTTGTCCAATCAAAATCAAACTGTTCAATATTTACACTTTGGTTCCCCCGTTTCGGGGAATCAAAGTACAAATTTTCTACAACTTCAAAATCCACGCCATTTTTAAATCCGTACTCATCAATACGTCCTTTAATCCAGGTAGTGAAATCACGGCCTACCCCGAGCGCCTTATGCAACGCTCTGGCGCTAACAATATTGGTTTCACGCCCGCCAATAACGCCGGAAATAACCGGGATAATTTCGCCAAAATTTTGCAGATTCTGGTTTTCAGGCCGAACGAAGCCCTGCCCCTGTACGGGCGTTTTTCGCAGTTTCATAAAAACTCCTGCTATCGAATTAAGTTACTTTTATTTGCTGGTGGATAGCTGGGGGCTTCTGGCCCCGTAGCCATTTAATCAGGTAGCTGTTCCGCGTGATTCAGCAATACGCTGATTAATCCACTCGTCAATTTCACTCTCAACGAAAGCAATCGCTCGCGAGCCAATTTTAACTGATGCAGGAAATTTACCTTGCCCCATAAGGCGATAAATCCATGCCTTGCTATATCCAGTTCTACGCTGAACTTCCGTTAAACGAATAAGCGTATTTGACATATATTTACCTCATAACGTCTACTCAATTTGACGAGGTAATCATGGCACAGAAATAACGAATATTTTCATACCCTCAGGCCTAATGGTAATCGGGAATATTTTTACCCTAAGGGTAATAGTAAAATTGATGGGAAAGCATACAAAAATACCCTAAGGGTGAGGTCTGATTACCCTTAGGGTGAGACGCGAACAAAACATGAGATACCACTAGGGTAAGGCTTCATCGTTTGATAGGACAGGCGACAAGCTCAATAGATGCGGCCTGTCGGGAGGTAAAACCTCGTTTTTCAAGCTCAGTAGTAATCGCGCCCTGGTTTCCCCTGGTGGCGCGCTCATTTTCCGGATCGTAATTGGCCCACTCTCTGTTTCTAATCTCGATAGCCAGATACAATGGGTCATCATCTCTGTATTTATTTAATAGAATTGGACGTTCGCTTTCGAGTTTGCGGATTTGCTCTTTAAGTGAAGAAATTTCCGCAAGTAACACTTCAATATTCTGTTCATCATCCAGAAACTCATTATCAACCACATCAGAAGTTGGTAGAGTTATTTCACTTAATGGTAAAAATAAATCAATGCCTATTTTCTCTGCAAATTCTTTAAGTTCTGCACGACGAAACCCATGCTTATCAAAAAGGCTTGCCGACCATCTTACATCACAATTTTGAAAAGGTGCGAATAATGCTATAGGCACACTATTTCTTTCACGAATAACTTCCAGGAGGTCTGTTAAAGTAGGGGCACTATTATATTGATTGGAAAGATCGACATATGTTGATTCAATAGTACCGGCAATACCTTGCTTAACCCATTCAGGAAGTTCAATCGCACATTCTTTCAAGTAAAGAAAATCTGCAATCTGTGAATAACTAACATGCGGTTGATGTAATTGAATACGAGTTATCAACTCCCTCAGGCTAATAAACTCCCACTCCCTTGCTTTAAGCACTTCGGCAATATCAATCATACGCACACCTCGGCGTCCTCTGTAGTGGTGGCTGTGCCAGCCCGCAGAGGTGTACGGGTTTTCAGGAGCGACCCTAGACACAGCCTTTTCTTAATCGCTCAAAGTCTACTACTGTATACTCAACCAGTCACCCGCATTTTCCGAACTCACCATGCACCACATTTCCGCCATGCTCGAGCGAATCCATATAGTCGGCATACCACTGGAGCATCTCCCGGCGACCATCCAGATATTGCGCATGGTTGTATGTGCCACGAATTGAGTTTTTATCGACGTGTGCGAGCTGTGTCTCTATCCACGCGGTGTTATAGCCCTGCTCATGCAAAATGGTGCTCATGGTGTGCCGGAATCCATGACCAGTAACGCGCCCGGCATAGCCGATACGACGAATGAGCACATTCATCGCCATTTCACTCATTGGCTTACTGTGGTGAATACGACCGGGGAAAATAAACTGATACTGGCCTGTCATGTTTTTTAACTGCTCCAGTATTTTTATCGCCTGTTCTGGTAATGGCACACAATGCGGACGGCGCATCTTCATTCGTTCTTTAGGCACTTCCCACAAACGATTATCAAAATCGATCTCCAGCCATTCTGCCTGCCGTAATTCCCCGGGTCTGACACCTGTCAGAATTAATAGCCGCATTGCCAGTTTGACGATCTGGCTTCCGGTGTACGTATTAAAAACGCGGAAAAATTCCGGCAGTTCGTCGGCTTTCAAATAGGCGTAATGCTCTTTTTTATGTGGAGCAAATGCGCTCACCAGGTCAGGGGCTGGATTATATTCGGCGCGTCCGGTGATGATTGCGTACCGGAACACCTCGCCGCATCGCTGGCGAACCTTACGCAATTTTTCAGTCGCACCACGGTCATTAAGACGGGAAAGAACCGCCAGCAATTCCATCGGCTTAATTTCTGCGATCGGCCTACCGCCAATGTACGGAAAAACATCTTTTTCAAACGTCTCGATCATTTCCTCGGCGTATGACGATGACCACCTGTCGATCCGCTTTTCGTACCATTCGCGAGCAATACCCTCAAAAGTATTGCCAAATTTGCTCGCCTGTTCTCGCTTTTGGGCTTTTCTGGCCTCACTTGGATTTATACCACCAGCAAGAAGCCTTTTAGCCTCATCCCTTGCCGCCCTGGCATCAGACAGAGACACATCAGGGTATACCCCCAACGACAACATTTTGGGCTTTCCTGCAAACCTGTAGCGCAGTCGCCACCCTTTCGAACCGTTCGGCTCAATGAGCAACGAAAGCCCGTTACCGTCATTGAGTGTATAAGCCTTTTCTTTCGGCTTCGCGCGCCTGATGGCAAGGTCTGAAAGCAGCAT